CGTCATATCTGTGGCGGCCATCAGTGGTGCCAGCATCAGCGTCAGTGGTGCCGTAACCGCTGCTGGTGCAGTTACCTTCTCAGCTACTAACTTGTCTATCAACATAGGTACCAGCCAAACCACAGGTAGTATTACATTGGGAGGTACTAGTCAGACCGGTTTTATCACTATTGGTCAGAGCACGGCCAGCCAGACAGCCAATATATCTACTGGTGCAACGGGAACTGGTAATACCAAAACCATCAACGTTGGTGTGGGTGGACTGGCAGGATCAACTACCACTATAGCCATAGGACCAGTCACAGCTACAACAGCAGCTGGCACAGTGACATTCAACACAGCCACCACAGTGGCCATAGCCAATACCGGTGGATCAGCATTGAGCGTGGCTGGTAATATCACGGGTGGTAACGTCTTGGGTGGTGCCAACGTCAATGCGACCACACATACAGGTACCACAGTATCAGTGACCGGTAACATCACGGGTGGTAATGTTATATCGGCTGCTCTCAATGGCACCGGTAATGTCACCATAACCAGTACTGCGGCCAATGCCTGGGTATTCCTTACACCCACGGGCACGGGTACGATCCAGGTCAACACGGACATAACCAACGGTCAAGCCAATGGTGTGGGCAACATCGGTAATGCCACCGGGTATTTCAATACTGTATTTGCCAAAGCCACTTCGGCTCAATACGCTGACTTGGCCGAGATTTATGCGGCCGATCAAGAGTATTTGCCTGGAACGGTTTTGAGTTTTGGTGGCAACAAAGAAGTTACCATGAGTGACGTATACAGTGATAATCGCGTGGCTGGGGTAGTTTCAACCAATCCCAGCTATGTCATGAATTCCGTGATGTCAGACCCCTATGCCACTGCGGTTGCATTGACTGGTCGAGTACCAACATCGGTCACAGGTCAAGTAAGAAAAGGTGATATGATGATCAGTCATGGTGATGGCACAGCCACAGCCTGTAGTCAACCGGCCATGGGCACTGTGATTGGCAAAGCGCTCGAAGATTTTGCCGGCACTAGCGGAATGATCGAGATTGTTGTAGGAAGATTATAAACTCAAAATATCTAATCTAGACGGAAATTATAGGCATCCACGCTTGGCATTATAACTAAACATATGAATGATGCCCAAGCAGTAGAGAAAAATGGTCTAGTATCAGTAGCATTGTCCCGGGGCGGTTCCCTGCATCCCCTGATCATACCAGCAGAAAAAACCAATGGTACCGGTCTCATGAACCCATCGATCTATGTGGACGGGGATCGCATATTATGCAATATTCGGCATGTGAACTATACGCTGTACCACAGCGAAAACAAAAAATTCCAGCATCGCTACGGGCCCTTGCAGTATCTGCATCCCGAAAATGATCGCCATCTGCGCACCTGGAATTATCTGGCCGTGCTAGACCCAAATCTCAACATCGAGACCGTGGATCAGATAGACACTTCGGCCCTGGATGTGGAGCCTATCTGGGAATTTGTTGGACTAGAAGATGCGCGTGTGGTACGCTGGTGTGGACGCCTGTACTATACTGGTGTGCGCCGGGACACCACGGTCAACGGACAAGGACGCATGGAGCTCAGCGAAATCCAAGATCTACGGGAAATCAGTCGCCAACGCATGCCGGCCCCGGGCACTGACACCAGCTATTGCGAAAAGAACTGGATGCCGGTGCTGGATCAACCCTACACCTATGTCAAATGGACCAATCCCACTGAAGTGGTCAGATATGATCCCCTGACCAAAGAGACCAAGACCATATTCATAGATGAGCGATCGCGCATCCCAAATTTGCCAGATCCCAGGGGCAGTAGCCAAGTCATACCCTACGGAGAATTTTATCTGGCCCTGACCCATGAAGTAGATCTATTCAAGAGCGAGCACGGTCAAAAAGATGCGGTGTATCGACATAGGTTCATAGTCTGGAACCGTGACTGGGAAATGATCCGCGTGACGCCGAGTTTTTCGTTCATGAACGCCGACATCGAATTCTGTTGCGGCGCTGCCTGGTTGGGCGATGATCTGGCTCTCAGCTTTGGTTATCAAGACAATGCGGCTTTTGTGCTACGCATGCCACGAACATTGTTGGACGATTTGATCTGGGGCAAAAATCTCAACACTCGCGGATTCAACTGGGGAGCCATCCAGGCCAATCCTTGGTTCATGGAACAAGTCTATGATGAAATCTTCAACCATGACGTATATCAGAAATTTTTCCCGGTTGAACCCGGTGATACTGTGCTGGATGTGGGAGCCAGTTCGGGTCCTTTCCTATGGAGCCTGGCCAACAAAAATATAAAACGTATCCTGTGTCTTGAACCCGAGTCCAATCTGTTCCGTACCCTGGAGAAGAATGCCAAGCGTCTGGATATTTCAGCCACGCTGATCAATCGTGCCATGGCCGCTACCACCGGCACCAACATGATAGCAGGACTATTTGACCCGGCTCGAGTAGATATCAGCGATGGATCTGATGCCAAACCCGTGGATACCATAGCCTTCCCGGCCATTTTGGCCCAGTATGATCTGGATCACATAGACTTCGTCAAGACCGACTGCGAAGGTGGTGAGTACGAGATCTTCAATGATGCCAATTTTGAGTGGATAAATCGCAATGTGCGCAAGATCGCCGGTGAATTCCATCTCAACACTCCTGAACTGAAACAAAAATTCCGACGTTTCCGTGATACCTATCTCAGGCAAATGACTTCGCATCGCATAGAAAGCCTGGACTACGTGGATATCAAACCCAATCTATGGTCGGACTGGTTTATTGAATTCTATTCCGCTATCAATGTGTGGATCGACAACCGTGTGCCCCTGGAACAAAAGAAACCCTGGCAACATCACCCGGCTCCCACCATGGAGGTGACCACTTCGGTGCCCCAGGGCGGATGCACGGTAGATTGTGTGTTCTGTCCCCAGCGGCTGTTGGTAGAAAGTTACAAGGGCAACCGGATCATGCAGCTGGAAGATTTCCAGCGATGGGTCGACAAAATACCCCAAGACGTGCGTATCACATTTTCGGGTTTTGTAGAACCTTGGTTGAACCGACACTGCTCAGACATGGTGTTGTATGCCCATGAGCAAGGTCATCCCATCAGCGTGTTTACCACGGGTATAGGCATGAGCATCGAGGATATGGAACGCATAGCCCATATACCATTTGTGGGCGAACCCAATGGTGGTTTTACCTTTCATTTGCCCGACAGCGAACTCTTGGCCAAACATCCCATCACACCCCGATATATCAAACTATGCGAATGGATCCGAGACAATCATCAGCGCATCACCAACTTCAAGGTCATGAGCATGGGCAGTGAGGTTCATCCCGCAGTGGCCCATTGTTTTGATCAGACCTTTGTGGTGGGACAGATGTGGGACAGAGCCGGCAATCTCAGCCGTGAGGCCATACTAAAGCCCGAGCTCATGGATATCAAGCATCGTTGGAACCGCATCAAGCACACCGATGGTCCGCGTACCTGCGGGTGTGTAGAAAATCTCTATCACAACGTACTGATGCCCAATGGTGATGTTAGTCTATGCTGCATGGATTATGGCCTGGACAATATCATCGGCAACCTAGACAGTCACAGCTACGAACAAGTCATACCTCAGGCCAATACCTGCTATGATATCTGTACCAGCTGCGAAAATGGTGCGCATCCCGCACCACAACCCATGCGATTTTATCCACGATGAAACATCTCTTAGACTACGTCAATAACCCCGAAGATGCTGGCTGCAACTTTCATCTGGGTCTGGAGTATGAACTCCTGGGCCAGACTGGTGCTGCCATCAGCTTTTATCTGCGCACCGCCGAACGAGCTCAGGACATCTTGCTGCAATACGAGAGTTTGCTGCGTATGTCTCTCTGCTTTGGCAAGCAAAAAACACGCGACGACACCCAAAAGGTACTGTTGCAAAAGGCCATCAATCTCATGATGGATCGACCCGAGGCCTACTTCCTACTAGCTCGAGCACACGAACGCCAGGAGCAATGGCACGAGGGTTGGACCATGAGCAACATGGCTCTCAAGATTTGCAGCTGGGATCACGCACCACTTTTGACCAATGTGGAATATCCCGGACGCTGGGGCTTGTTGTTTGAACAGGCAGTGTGTGCCTGGTGGGTGGGTGAATGTGAACAGAGCCGACGCATGATGTTTGAGCTGCGCTATAGCCATCCACTTGATGACATACATCGCAACGCCTGCGATCGCAATCTCCAGGTGTGCGGTTGGCCGCGACTGAATCTGCCCTTTGATCCCAGTCAGGCCAACCACATACGCTGTGCTTTCTCGGGACTACACGACCTCTCACAAAACCACAGTCAGAGTCTGCAGGACATATTTGTTTTGGCAGCCAATCAAGGCCAACGAGAAAAATGGTATCTCGAAGTGGGCAGCGCCGAACCCTTTTACCACAACAACACGGCTCTGCTAGAAACGCGCTTTGGCTGGCGTGGTATCAGCCTGGACATAAACCAGGCCAAGGTAGAAGACTTTGGTCGTCAGCGGCGTAACACAGTATTGTGCCAGGATGCTACCCGTACCGACTATGCAGCCCTACTAGCGCAGTATGGCGCGCCCCGAGATCTAGGCTATCTACAGATAGACTGCGAGCCGCCCGAAAACAGCCTCCGCATCTTGATGAGCATGCCTTGGGACCGCTATCGATTTGCTGTGGTGACCTTTGAGCATGACTACTATGCCGATCCCGGTGTGCGAGATCGCAGTCGCGATTATCTAAGGAAACAGGGCTACGAACTCATGGCCGGAGATGTAGCCTTTGATCTCACGCACAGCTACGAAGACTGGTGGGTGCATCCGGATCTGATCAATGCCCCAGTTCGTGATCAACTGCGCGATCTTGGTACCGCGGTCAAACCAGCGGACCACTACCTGTTTGGCACTGTCAAGAGCTAGCTTCGATCAAGCGCAGTTTGCCCTGTACATCTTCAATGTTGATCACGTTCCAGAGACCGGGATGCATGGGCCGAGGCCATTGTCCCGCATCGATCCAGGCATAGCCCAAGTGTTCCGAGTTGAGTCGGGGTTGGAATTCCTCGGCCACCACACACACCCAGGTGTTGTATTCAAAATGTCCGTCGGCGCTGGTAAATTTCTCCAGAGGCATCAGGCGTAGATACGAGGGCATGCGGCCCAGTTCTTCGCAGCATTCGCGTTCCATACCACCCAAGAGCGTTTCGCCTGATTCAATTTTGCCGCCGGGCAGGCCCCAGACCTGGGGATGCCGGGGATCATTGCGCATGAGATAGAGATAACGACCGGTAGTGACAGCTCGGAACCACACACCTACTGCTTTTACAACACTAGATTCCATTCACCACCCATGTATACACCTTGATAACTTTTCTTCCAGAATTCGCCGGTCCACTCGTACTGTGTACCTGTAGTTATGTTGGTCACGAACTGTTGGGTAGATTCATCCGCGGCCACAAAAACCACGCGCCAGCGTGTGCCCATCCACTCTATGATGTCGTTGGCCTGAGCCACCAAGGGTTGATCCTGTTCGCCCAGCCAGGCCAAAGGGTTATCACTGTTGGACCAGCTACCAGTGGCCTGGGTCAAGAGATATCTAGTGCCTGTGGCGGGCGTGGGTAGGCCATCGCCTGGCGCACTAATTAGTGGATCTATGATGGCATTGATGGGTTCGAGAGTATTTTGTGGTACCGTATCCGCATCTGGCGTGAAAATCACCAGGCGATCATCGTTGGGATCAACAACAATGGTACCCACGATCTGTGTGTCGGGATTTTCAGGTGGTAGATTCAGTCGGATCTGACTGATTCCAGGTCTCAACACACCATAGGCGCCTATCACGGCAGGCCATAGCAGGGGGCTGTCGGCCACGATGGCTGTGGGTCCAAGATCAGCCAGACTGCCATTGGGCACGATGGTAGGGTTGTAGAGAATCTGTATGGCATTGTCTATGACAACCAACTTGTAGTTCCAGGGTGTGACCATCACACGAGTACCCAACAAGAGATCGTTGTTGGTGATAGCGTCGTTGAAATCGCCTTGGGCATCATACATGCTCATGACCACACGTTCTACCACTCCCAGCTTCTTGACCTTGACTGGACTGCTCAGCCAAATGGGTATGTTGAATTTCCATGTGGCGATGTCTATGGGGTTATCGGTGCCCATGGGTATGCTACGACTGGTATACACAGTGTCATCCAGTTCGATCACAGACAGGCTGGTCCAGTCCAGGAAGTTATCGGTGCTCGTTACTTCCAGACTGGGATTGAACAGGGCCGACAACTGTTCCCATAGCTGCCATTTTTGATTGGTATTTGATGTCCAGATGTCTAGATTGATACTCATTTTGTAGGGTACCGGCATCAGGCGTTCCACAGTAAACGCATTGCCCTGCGTGGTTTCATAAGTTTCGGTAGCTGGATCATAGGTGCGTTGGCGCACAGATACCTTGTTCACATGATAGGGTTCTTGCAGTCGCTGACGATCATAGGTGAGACTGGTGATATAAAAGGTCATGAGCGGAGTGCTAGGCAAATTGTTAGCGGAATTTTCCTGTATGATGGTTTGGGCATTACGAGTGGCATCACCGTAGCGCACTGGCACTCGTAGCAGAGCCATCTTGTTGGGGTCGTCT